TTATCTAAGTCTATAAGGTACTTGAATTTCTTGGGTTTCGGAAGTTGAGAAACAACCTGAGACTTTGCGGTTTCTGTGAAGGCTATCTGCACACTTGAAGAAGGACTTTCTAATTCCACGCTAGTTAAAGGATGTTCATCCGTGGTTCGCGAGTACGAAACCTGTTCCTTAAGCTTGTTCTCTTGTTGGCCGATGCAAAGGTCAAGCGGAGGAGAGTGAGGGGGAAGGGGAGTAGTCACCACTTTGGACGGAATACTAGTTCGGATATGATCGTTTTTGTTCTCGATGTCAGGTATCACAACACGAAATTCAAAAGGTCTTGGGCCAGTGAAATCAAGTTCTTGTAGATATTGATATTGCTTTTCTGTTAATTCTGTAGTAAATTCAGCGGTTAATCTTCGGGTTTTAATATCAGAGTCTTTTATCATGAAATATCGCTCATTTGGGTCTGGAGAGACGGTTCTTATAGCTACTTTCTTCTCCAGTTTACTCCATTTGAGAATCTTTGCTAATTTTTTAATTACGGCTGTAGCGTAGAATGTATGTATCCAGTCTGTCGCTTCACTACAGTCGGACTCATAAAAGAAGTTTCGATCGTAAGCACCTTGTAATAGTCTGTCTATAAGATATTTTCCACCAATTTTGTTTTTCATTTCGTTCTTAGAATGGAGTAGAAAGCCTTCTTGGATTCCTGGGATATCTTTTAGTATGGCTATTACTTGATCGTTAACTTTTGTTAGGATTGCTGCTAATGCTGCTGATGTTTTACTTAGTATCCTAACTTTAGAACCTCTCTCTTTTATAGTCTGTATTTTGAGAGGTAGGGCGCCATTCATTTCTTTTACTGCTTCTAGTCGCACCTCATCCCACCAATCTTCTTTAGTTACTTCACTACTTATTGGGATGTCTAATGAGTTTGCTTTCATAAATTTTGATTGTTGCACCTTCTCTAAAAAGTATTTGTAAGTACCACCTTCTGATTTTGGAACTTCTATACATGAAGATTTATTAAATTTTGGGTTATTGCCTATTTTTTGTAAATATCTTCTTTTTGCAGGGGAGATTCCGGCATATAATTCTTCTATATGCAATTCAATTTCTTTAGCAATTTCAGAATCCTCCTGAAAAGGTTCAGTCGTGTATCTCAGTGCTGCATCATGTAGCTCCTGTTCAACAGAA